GGCACGACCTACGGAGCAGGCGACGGCAGTATCACATTCAACCTGCCCGACATGCGCGGACAGTTTGCTCGTGGGTGGGATCATGAAAGGGGTGTTGATCCTGGTCGCGCCCTTGGTTCGACACAGGCGCCTGCCAACCAGAACCATACCCATACGCCGACTGTTACCAATCCAACTCACTATCATGGGATAGCTGACCCTGGTCATGCCCACACCATCACTGACCCCGGGCACCTTCATGGTGGCAGCGTTGGTCATGCTCTTGGAGATGGGCTGCAATTTGGTCCCGGTGCGGTGGCTGGCACAATCGACCCGAACACCACTGGCATTTCGATCAATGCACAGGGTACGGGCATCTCTATTGCTGGAGCCTCGCAAGGCACTACCGTTACGATTGGTCAGCAGGGCACGGAAGCTCGCCCGACCAATGTGGCACTGGTCTATTGCATTCGCGCCTTCGGTGCCCTTCAGACAGATGGTCTGGGTTCGATGGCCTTCCAGAATAAGGACGCAGTCGACATCACTGGCGGGACTGGGGTCTTCACAACCCTCCAATGCACGACTACCCCGACACAACCCAACGATGTTGCCCGGCTGGCGGACATCGGTACGGGACTGTCCGACATCTTCTCCAGCGACCCACAGGTGCTTCTGGTGGACAAGACCAATGCGCAGGACCCGATTCTGCGCCCACAGGTCAATGTGCCCAATGGAACAGTCAAGCTCGATGCCCTTGGGTTCGTTCCGTCCAGCGTCCTGAACATCACCGATCTGACCTTCCTCGGGGCGTTCAGTGCTCTGGCGGGCACATTGCCAGTCGGTACTTTTGTCACGGGCGATTACTACCAAATCGACGTGGCTGGTACGCTGACGCTCAATACGTCTTCGGGGGAAGTGGCGACTGTCTGCAATGTCGGCGACCAAATCATCTACCAGGCAACGACACCCGGGTGGTGGTACTCACCGGCATCGGTTGCTGCAACCCTTCCTGCCTCGTCGATTACCTTTGTTCCGGCTGGAACAATCGCTGCCACCAACGTCCAATCAGCCCTCCAGGAACTGGACAGCGAGACGCAGACTGCTCTTGCAGGCAAAGCGCCCTCCTCTGCGGCAACGGCTGTTGGGACCAGCTTTACCCCTGCTGGCACAATCGCTGCCACAGATGTCCAGGCGGCCATTGCTGAGTTGGACAGCGAGACGCAGACGGCGCTCGCGGGCAAGGCTCCGCTTTCCGCAACTGTTCCGGCCGGTGCGGTCATGGACTTTGCCATGACGACAGTTCCCGCAGGGTGGCTGGCATGTGATGGCGCGCCAGTCAGCCGCACGACCTATGCTGACTTGTATGCTGCCATCGGGACGACGTGGGGCGTGGGAGATGGTAGTACGACGTTCAATGTGCCTGATGCCAGGGGACGCTACCGTGCCTGCCAGGGGACGGACGGGGCTGCTGCCAGCAAGACATTCGGGCAGAAACTCGGTGACGCGATCAGGAACATCACGGGTGCGTGTGGAACTGTCTATCGTGCTGCGGCACAGGGTAATTCTGGGGCGTTGAGCATGGTAGCTTTTGGAAGCACTCCGGCGAAACCCGGTGTTTCTGGAACTGACTCTGGTGACAATGCCAATATCGACTTCAACGCCTCGTTGCAGGTGCCGACCGCAAGCGAAAACCGCCCGTACAGCATCGTGGTCCAGACGTGCATCAAGACATGACCCGCCTGCTGATCATTTTTCTGCTGGCCGGATGTTCAACAGTCGATCACGAAACCCGCTCCCTGATCTGCTTGGGGTTCTGCACCGAGCAGCGCATGGAGCACAAATCAGCCCCCAAGGAGAAGCCCAATGAAGCAAACGATCAAACTCCCTGACATCCCGGTGCCAGGGACAAGCGTTATACTCACGAATGTCGAGGTGACAGTCGAGCCTCTGCTGCCACTGGACATGATCCAAATGGCCCTCATCGACTGGATTGTTCGTAACTACCCACCCAAATAAGGAGAAATTACCGTGAAGAACCTTCTCATCGTAGTGCTTGCTTTTTTCTCGCTGTCTGCCGGAGCGGTCGGAATCGGCAACGACAACCCGCCTGGAGCCGGTGGGGACATCCGCAATACGAACACCAACATCAATGCCGCCAACGCCGACAGCCGCGCTCGCGCACAGTCGTATGCCGCTGCCCTCAACCGCACCGAGCAGACCGTGAATGTGTCTACCAGTCCTGCCCCGCAGCCCGTTACGGTTAATTACAACCAGGCGGCCGTACCGGCCACCACACGTCAGGAGATCCACCAGGATGCTATCAATGTCCGCACGGTCCCGAATGTCTTTGCTGGCAACGTTTACCCGACTGCGCCGTGTATGGGAAGCTCAACAGTTGGTGCGGCAGCGCTCGGTTGGGGAGCAAGTGTCGGAACTTCTTGGTCCGATCACGAATGTGGAAAGCGCGAAACCGCCAGAAGTTTCCAAAACCTCGGACTGACTGCTGACGCCATCGCCGTGCTGTGCTCCAGCGAGTACGCGGCTGTTGCCCCGGTGTGTAAAGCAAAATGATCGACGCCCTCGTAAAGCAAGTCTTCAAGGACGCCGATGACGCCCATCGGGAACATCTGCTCACCCGCAGCTACGCCCAACACGTCGCCCTTGGGGACTTCTACGAGGGCGCACGTGAGAAGGTCGATGCAATCACTGAGGCGTACATCGCCTTGGGCATGGACCTCCCCTCCGACCCGGCTGGTTCTCCACTGAAACAGTTGGAGGACAGCTACGTGGAACTGGAGGGGATGAAGGAGGAAATCTGCAAGGACAACTGTACCTTGGAGAACCTCTATGATGAACTGACGGCGGTCTATCTGTCCGCCATCTACAAACTCAAGAGGCTTTCGTAATGGACCATCCCCATTCAGATTTTTGTATGGTGCCGTCTGGCCAAAGGGACACGATAGACCCATCTTCAAGACACAGGTCTTTGCGGTGATTGGTCCCCCCGCGCACCATAACCTTAACTATTAGTAGCCCGGCCTGCTTCCGCAGTTTGGCTACTTTCTTCGGACCAAGTAGTTGTCTCACTGCAGCCACTCCCAGATGTTCAGCCCTAGGATGACCAGCGCTCCGAACGCCAGCGCCAAAGCCACGCCCTTGTCGAAGCCGTCCATGTAGAGGTAATCCTTGTCCTCAGCGAACGGGATGTTGCGCTGATCGCGGGGAGACTCCCGCAGGAACTTAGCAGGCGGCTCCCACTTGGCGAAGCCGTATGGTGCGCGATTGCGCGCCGGTTTGATTTCAGTTTTCATTGTTCCATCTCCTGAGTAGTGATTCATTGTTTTTCATTGCCCGAGCGTCAGATGTCGTTCGGCTGACAATGAGGATTTGCGGTCCTGAAGGAGTCCGCAAGTAATACTTGAAGTGCTTCCCCTTCACGAGTCGATCCACGACGATTTGTGGATATTTCTTGAAAAGGTCATTCATGGTCTTCTCTCTTGTCCAACTGTTTCTGCCGCTCGATGTCGGCCAGATCACACTCATCGCCCTCCTCGTCGAAGTCTTCATCGGGAGGGTCAAGGTAGCGGTCATGTGCTGCCGCAAATTGTCTGTCGTTCATTTTAATTCTCCTTTACGTAGTAAAAATGAGGACGGCGGTATTTATTGACCTTTATCCTATCGTCGTGCAACAACTTGCAGCAGGCGTTGAAACAGGTAGCTTTTGACAATCCGGTTGCCTCCTGCACCCCGGCATTCGTGCCATGCCCATCTACAATTGCTTGATAGACCGCCTCGATGTTGGCTCCGCAGACGTTCTTCTGAGACTCCCTAAACGCCTTTACTGCGTCGGTAAGGCACCGGTTCCGGGTCGCCCTGCCAGCGGGCAGATCGGGCATCACGCCAAACAACAGATCGGAAACCATGCTCACTGCAGTGACCTTTTCGCGATGTCGTCCGCTGCCAAAGTGGCGTAGCCAGCAATGTCAAGCCAACTGTCGGCATAATTTGGGTTGCCGGCGACGATGCGAGCCAGCTTGGTGCAAATTAGCTCCATGCACTCGCGCTGGACGGCGTTCATCTCGTCGTTGGTCAGGGTGTTTTTCAGGTCCTGCGCCACCGCTGCCATCTCCGCGAAGTCGCCGTAGTTGGCTCCCCGCTCAGCCAGCATTTCTTTCAATGTCGCCATATTCTTTCTCCGGTGATCGTAATACTTCTAAAAGGCCCGCTGGCGGGATCGCTCCGTGCCAGCAGACGGTGGAGTGCCGCAACACACTTTCATACGACGGGTCCGCCCGAAGGTCGCTGGCCCGACTGCCGGGGACAACGTGAAACACATCGCCCCATTGGACCAGGAGCAGTGGGTGCCCCCCTGCTGCAACGCGTTCACGGAACCAAGTAACCTGGGTAGCCCGGACCTCGATTTCTGGCCCGGCCTTAAGTTCAACCCAACCCTCGACCCCGTGGACGCAGTATTCAACATCAGGTGCCCCCGGAGACGTAGCGTGGCTTTCTATCCACGTAAGGTGCACCGGGTGTCCTTGAGAAATGAGTGAATTCGCGCAGTCTCTTAGCTTCTGTCGCAAGACGCTCTCTTTCTTCCGGTTGCTCACTTCTTCTGTTCTCCACGTAGTCGAGTACCCAAGAGGCTGCCTGCCGCAGGTCATCTGGTGCCGCGTCGATGGCAGCGACGAGCCTCTCCCGGACCTCGGCGGCAGCGATCGCGGCTCTGGCCCCCGCTCCGTGCTGGCTGATGAAACGCCAGTTGTCGATCAGATCGGCCAGCTTGATGATCGCCCTGATATGTTCTGGCGGATTGGTGACCTCCTGCCCCTCGAAGAGGGCATTGGGTTCGACCCCCTGATGCCGCATCGCTTCTTTGGTGGTTGTCGGAATGTCTCCAGTGAACACTTCGTCGATGTCGTGCAGCAGGGCGTGGTAGCAGACCTCTGCCGCGCTGAAATGGTTCGTGTTGAACATCTTGCTGCGGATGGCCATTGCGATCACCGCTACGTTAAAGCTGTGGCTGGCGACGTTGCTTTCCGCTGTGGTCGCCACCATCGACCATCGCTTGACGTGCTGAGCATCAAGGGCACGATCAACTGTCGTTTTCATGGCTGCCCCCCGACGTGCTTAAGGGTGCCCATTTTTTCTTTCCATTTTCTTTTCCGATTGATTTTCATTTTTTGCCGAAAATTTTCTTCGATGTTTGATCCCGTAAGGTGCGCTATATCAAGAAGAAGAATAAGGCAATCGCTTATTTCGATGCCGACATTTCCATCTCCCGTGTGAAGAACATGTTGTAATTCTGACACTTCGCTGGCTAACTTTATGGCGGCGTTAAATGGATCCCTGTGAGGAAGAAGCTGGGATATCCACGATACCACGTGTTGTTGCATCTCGTCCACTCCCAGCTTTCTTCCGTTCTTACCCAAAAACCCCCTGTTTCTCATGTTTTCGGTAGCGGTAGCCTCTGCAAGGTTAGCCATCCTATTGTCGGTCTTGTTCCCATTCAAATGGTCTATCTGGTCCGTTGGCCATCGGCCATGTGCGAACAGCCATGCCAGCCTATGAGCCATAAAACTCTGCCCCAGTACCTTCACCCTCCAGTAGTTATTCCTCGACAAGGTTCCGGCCACTTGGCCCATCAGCCTCTTGTTAACGCCGTGGGTCTTTTTCCAGGTAAAGATCCCTGTGTCTGGGCTGTAATCGAGCCACTCCATTAAATCCGCCCTGC